CGAGAGCCCCTGCGAGCCATTTTCTTGTTCCGCTCAGGCTGTTTCCGGATATCAATCCGGAGATGCGCCCTCAAGCGGTCCTCGATCACGGCAGCGGTCGCCTTCTGGAACAACATGTTCACCAGAGGCAACGTTGTGGCTGTGCGCGTAACTTCCGTCTCTTTGAAAACGTGAAACAGTCTGCTACTCTCTACTACACGGTACCCGTGCCGACGTAGCCGGTAAGACTCGGCCGTCGACCACGCGGGATCGTTTGATATTGCTGAACGGTAGAGGGCAAACAGATGGGGATGTGTAGCCGTCAGGTCTGAATCGAACAGCTTTGTATAGAAGTTATAGCTGTCGGACCCGATACTTGCACCAGGCCCCACATCTAAGCGCTCCCTAATACGGCTAAAGTCGCTGAGTGGGACACTGTCTGGCATGTAAAACCGGTAAAGTTCCTCCCGGAACTCGCCGATAACCACCTCAAGCAGCTCATCTCTAGGTTCCTCTCGGTACAAGAGACTGCGATTGTTCATGGCGAGAAACTTCTCCTCGCCTGCGGCTTTCGCCGCGTCGCTAATCTCGTTCCCGGGTTGGTATTTTGAGACTACGCGCTGATATAGATGCGCGCATGCTGCTTGGTAGGGCGTCATGTCAGAGGAGAGCGGAGTAGTAAGTTCCGCTTCACCCAAACCAACATCTGCTTGGATTGCAGACAGAAAGGCGTTCTTATCGAACATATTACCTCATAAAGTGGGCTTTCATCAAGATACCACAAGGTAAGCCAGAAGAGCTGCCCAGATGCAAAGGACAGCCTTCACCGCCGGACTCAGCCCCTCGGCCGCGGTTATAACCGCGGATAAGATGGCTAAGCCGGCTAAGCGGAGTTCTCCGTCGTCCCTCACATTGCGTTGGTTAGCAATGTATCTCCGATGCCACTGGACTGGTTGTCCAGCACACCGAAGTGGGCCGACAGTGCCGCTTTCACGTTCGGGGCGTCCGCCACGTCGGCGCCAGCAGGAATGTGCATGACCGTTTCTATGATCATGACTTCTGCTGGTTGACCGGCGAGGACAGTTACGCCCTTACGCGTGATCACCTTGTGGACGTTTCTGCCCACCTTGCCCAGACGTCCCGTGTTCGGCAGCAAAGCTCCAAGAAACTTCAGGAGCCGCGGCTTCCAATAGGTCGTCGTGAAGGGCGAGGTCGCGCTATGAAGCGTCACGCCTGCCTGCGTCCCGCCGATGGCGGAAACATATGCCTGCTTGCCGTTCACGTCCGGCGCTGTATCGGCCGAGAACGTGTAGGTCGGAGAAGTAAAGCCTGAGACTGGGGTGCCATTTACGGCACCAGAAAGCGAAAAGGACATGATGTGATCCGATAGGTTGAGGTTAATTAAGCGCCCTTCGAGCGTCCGCTAGTTGCGCCCCTAGACCAACCAGATTGAAATCCTGGCGTGGCTTTGGAAGCGACGTGGTGAAATCCAGTTTTAACGTCTGGAGATCCACGGACAGTCGTTGGTAGCTCTCGTAAGTGCGCACAGCTTCACTCGCCTCGATAGCACAGATATCTAGGCCCCAAACGTACTTGGTGTAGGCGTTGTCAGGTTCGATTCGTACGGAGTACGATCGAGTAACCTTACTCTGCCTTGCCGCGTACAGAACTCGGGACCAATCTGTGTATTCAACCTCGAGGATGTCACCAATGTTCGTAAAGTAATCTACGACAAAGGACCAAGGGAGAAGCTCCCACAATGTCGGCACAAACTCCTGCAGGGATATCCCGAAGGCGTCTAATGTGCGCGATGAGTCCTTCCACTGGTTGAGAGTATAGTCTTGAAACGTCCAATAACGAACCTTAGCCCTCTGTTCGAGGGTGCCAGTATAACGACCCCAATAATACGGGGCCGCAGTATAGGGCAAAGCAACTACAGTGCCCGGGACGTCTTCGACCAACACCTTCTCTTCGCGGTGAAACCACTTTGACGTAACGACACGAGTGTCGAAGCGTCTGGTGTGAACCTCGGCAAGCGCTTGTGCTGCTCCTTGAATATCGGAGATAAGCGGCGTCCAGCCGAAGGTTGCTTCAAGATAGGCGTTGTTTACTGCTCTCCTGAGCTCGCTTTTGTTCCGCTTTCCTACCTTACGGCCAACCCTTTTGAGGTCGGTGAGGTAGGACGACATAGCGGTACGCAGCGCTCTAGCAGGGCTAGCGATCATGCGAAGCGTTTGACGAATCTCGCCCAAGAAGACTGAACCAGAAACTTTCTGGTATTGCTTCTTTGTCTTACGGGCGAGGTCAAGGACAGCTCGCTGATCCATGGCGTCTAGGTTAAAGAGTTCGCTGGGACTCGCGGGAAGGGTGTGTAAAGCATCACCTTCTCCCGTGAATTTATGTTTATCCCAGTAACCTCCGCCCCACCCATCGTTCACGAAGACCCGTTTATCTAGGTACATCGTGTACGGATGGCGACTTACCGTTGTGCGCCAGGCATCATACTCAGAGAAGACTAGTTCCCCACGTACGACCTTTTTCCGCCAACCAGGGTTTGAAGCCTGACTCTTGGTATAAGGTTCGTCCTCGACCACGGAGCCGACAGAGATCACCTCTTTTGGAGGGTCACTACCGGGCATTCCCGTAAGGTCTTGGTAATAAGTGAAGGAACTAGCGTCCTTTCTGAAGCCTGATTTGTATTGCACAGCAGCTCCATGGTGGGAGTTACCCCACGAACGGTCGTGGGCCCGAAAGGGCCCACG